CACCGAGGGCGCAAAGCGTATGGACGAGATTGGTCGCTGGCCTCTCGTATTCCCTATTAACTCTGACTGCTCTGGGTTCGTAACCCTAGTGTCGTGGCTGGCTGGTCTTGCCGACCCCAACCACTGTGGCTACAACCACACCGGCTACACCGGCACCCTGCTGGCTAACAACCGTCACATCACCATTGACCAAGTTCAGCCTGGCGATCTTGTCGTTTACGGTGGTGGCGTGGGTGTCCACACCGCCATCGTTATCGAGGTACATGGTCACGACATTATGACCGTCTCCTACGGTGACAACAACGGCGCTATCTACTGCTGGGTCAATGCCCCTCAGTTGGTTCCTGACAAGGGAGTGCCGGTAGATGGTCGCGCCCCACAGACTTTCCTTCGCCTTAACCAGACACGGGTACGCCCAGCAAAACCAATTCCGGCGGCATAATGCTTGCCAACATCGGGGACATCGCTAACTGGGCGAACGTAATTTCGGTGTTTATCTACCCCGTAGTATTTTTTACTGGTCGCATTATTTGGAAACACTTTAAGGCGGAAATGTCACCCAACCACGGGTCTAGCATGCGTGACGCTGTAGACCGAATTGAGAAAGCAGTCTTTGCTATTGCCGAGGCTGAAAAGAAAAACGCTAAAGCCATCAAGCGAGTTCGTAAGGACCTTGAAAGGCACCTTACCGAACTGGAATACGTTGAGCAAGTATAAGAATCACATTACTGGCGACCACCTGCGGTTCTCAGAATGGCTGAGCTGGAAGGCTCAAGGAATCTTTCGTAGTTGGTGGTTCGTTGTTATCTTCACCACTATCACCTTTACTTGGCTGGCTATCCCTGTCTGGTTCCATGACCCAGCCCGACTCTGGCTTAACTACTACCTGTCGTACATCGCAGTCCTAGTCGAGTCCATTATCGGCATTGGGGTAGCCAGTCAGTCCATGCGTGACGCCGTTATCCTTCGAGAGATTAAGAAGATTGGCGCACATGACAGCGAGCACTCAGTCCTTGACTACAAGATTGACGTTGAAGCACTTGCTTTAATCAAAGAGATACACGCTAAACTAATGGAGAACAACTAATGGAATCGGGCGACCTTGTATTTTTCCACACCACCGGCCTCATGGGGGGTGCTATCAGATTTGGGCAGAGAAAAGTCAAAGCCTTTAAGGCAACAGCCAAGTGGAACCACGTTGGTATCCTTGACGAAAAGGTTGGCGATGACTGGACGGTTATCCAAGCCGAACCCCGTGGCGTCACCAAGGACAAACTCCTAAGCCAAGTAGCCCCAGGTGGGTCATACGAGGTAGTGCCACTCCCAGCCAACCTGAGCCGTTCTGACTTCATCAACTTTTTACGCCTTCAGGTGTCAGATCGCTACAGTTTCCTGACCATTTTCTCCTGTGTAGCCGACATTCTGCTCCCCAACGCCGTCTGTCTCCGCCGTAACCACACTTGGATTTGCAGTGGTTTAGCCGCTGGTGGCCTTATGTTTGCTGGGTTTGCCCCTGCCGCCGAGTGGGGCGACCTCTACACCGTCATGCCTGCTGAACTTAGGGAAATGCTCTAATACACAACTTATGCACAAGTAGCGGTTATACTGTGCTTCCGTACCCTACAAAGGACGGACAATGCGTAAGACCCAAGTGCATGTAGTTATCCCTGACACTCAGGCAAAGCCTGGTGTTCCGACTGACCACCTATCTTGGATAGGACAATACATAGTGGACGAGTTCCGTGACTTGCCCATCAAGATAATCCACCTTGGCGACCACGCCGACATGCCCAGCCTGAGCATGTACGACAAGGGTAAGAAGGCGATGGAAGGAAGGCGTTATGTCCAAGACATCGAAGCAGCCAACGAAGCTTGGCGAGTCCTCAACGAACCACTACTCCAGTTTAATCTTAACCGGAAACGAACGAAACATAAGCCCTGGCTTCCACAGCGGTTTATCCTACTTGGGAACCACGAAGATAGGATCAACAGGGCTGTCTCAATGGACGCTCAACTTGAGGGGGTCCTCTCAACAGACCAACTCGACTACGCCAGAACCGGCTGGACGGTTTCGCCGTTTCTTGACATTCTGTGGCTCGACGGCGTGGCGTATTCGCATTACTTTTACAATCCCATGTCGGGAAAGCCGCTCGGCGGAAACGTCGAAGCGAGGCTTCGGGCTATTGGACATTCTTTCACGATGGGGCACCAGCAGACGTTGGGTTACGGCCTTCGTTTCGTGGCTGGTAAGTCCCAGCACGGACTCGTAGCAGGTAGTTGCTACCTGCACGACGAGGACTATAAGGGTCCACAGGGTAACGCTCACTGGCGTGGCATTATCGTTTGCCATGAAGTCGAGGACGGTTCCTACGACCCCATGTTTGTCTCGCTGAACTACCTCTGCTTGCGATACGAGAACATGAGCCTTGAGAAGTTCATCGCCAAGAAGTACCCGAAGTTGCGTGGCTAATGAACATCTCAATCTTTACCCCTAGCCACAACCCTCAATACCTAGACCAAGCCTACGAGTCGCTGGTAGCCCAGACTGACGCTGACTGGGAGTGGCTGGTACTGCTGAACAACGGTGCCAAGTGGCGTGTGCCTAACCCAGAGGATTACCGAGTACGAGTCATTGAGTGCCAGTCCTACGACATGGGCGTGGGCTTCTACAAGCGGTTGGCGGCTAACAACTGCACCGGCGATGTGCTTATCGAGCTAGACCATGACGACATGCTCATGCCCGAAGCAGTCGAAAGCGTGAGAGAAGCCTTCGAGATTAGCGACAACATCGTGTTCGCCTACTCGGACTTTGCACAGATCAACGCTGACGGCACCCCGAACTTCGACGAGTTCGACCACAACTACGGCTGGAGTTATAAGGACGAGGACGGACACCACGTTTGCCACTCGTTCCCACCCTACCCCCACAACATTGGCTACATCTGGTACGCCCCTAACCACCTGCGAGCGTTCCGCAAGACCGCCTACAAGGACGCTGGTGGCTACAACCCCAGCATGCGATTGCTAGACGACCAAGCCCTGATGTACCACCTGTTCCGCCAGGGTGAGTTCTACTTCATCAAGCAGAACCTCTACCTGCAACGTGTCCACAAGGAGCAGACTCAGGCACAGTCCGAGTTGAACGCTCAGATTCAGGTGCAGACCGTTGAACTCTACGACCAGTCCATTCAGGACATGGCGATGATTTGGGCTAAGCGACGTGGGCTCAAGTGCTTAGACCTAGGTGCGGCTCACGGCAAGCCAGCAGGCTACGAGGGCGTGGACATCTACCCAGGTGCCGGTGTGGATTACGTTGGGGATTTCCTCAAGCTCGACCTGCCAGACGATTCGGTTGGCGTCATCAGGGCTGTGGATTTCTTGGAGCATGTGCCGGACAAGGTGGCGGTGATGAACAAGATTTGGCGACTGCTCGCCCACGGTGGCATGTTGCTCAGCCTGACCCCCAGCACCGATGGTCGGGCGGCGTTCCAAGACCCCACCCACGTTGCCTTCTACAACGAGAACTCCTTTTGGTACTACACCAACGAGGCTCACCGCAAGTTCGTGCCTGAGATCGAGGCGGAGTTCCACCCCTCAAGGGTCGCAACTATTTATTTATCTGACTGGCACCGAGCCAACCAAATGCCCTATGTGCAGGCTAATCTCGTTGCAAGTAAAGGCTTTTTCAACGACTTCGGTGGTCTAAAAAATCTTTGATAAAATACTTGACAAGGGGTGGCGTGTCACAGTACCCTTGTAATGTTCTAGGGAAGGAGAACACATGACATACACACCAGTAACCAGTCCACGCTTTACCCACCTACTCGCTGAAGAGATGTGGGAACGAGCACAAGTAGGCAAGCCAACGGCACTTGGTACCCCACTGCGATACAGCTCGGCATTTGCCTGCGCTCGCCAGCAGGGCTACTACGCCTTTGACGGCGTACCCAGCGAGCCAATGGACGAGGCAGGAGCCTGGGTCACAGGTATCGGAACCATTATCCACGAAGCAGCACAGGACGCAATCCTGCGGAAGTACCCTGACGCTGAGTTCGAGGTAGCCAGTGGCACCGACTACATCAGTGGCTCATGCGACGCCCTAATCCCACACCCAGACGGCGAGGCTACCCACGTCCTCTGGGAACTTAAGACTATGGGCACCTACTCATTCGACAAGCAGATGGGCTGGAACCGTATGCGTGGCGAGTGGAAATACCCCGAAGGCCCAGCGATGAAGGCCATTACCCAGGCAGGCATGAACGCTCTGGGTATCGAGGGCACCCGTGAGGGAGTCCGTATCGAGTACGTGGTCATGGGCTCAGTCACCTTTGAGGCACTCTCGCTGACCAAGGCAGACAAAATGGACGTGTTCGACTACAACCGCTTCTTGGGTGAGTTCTGGATTGAGCGTGAAATCTGGGAGCCGCTGGCACTGGCTGAGCTGAAGCGAGCCGAGGGGATCTACAAGGACTTCGAGCAGGGTCTGTTGTCAGACCGTATCGCCATTGACGATGAGGGCAACCCACTTGCTCTCAACCCAAACGGTAGGGCGTGGCAGTGTGACTACTGCGCTTTCCACTCCGTTTGCAAGTCTGATGAAGAGGGAGTAATCTCTATCACTCAGAGCAGTATCCAAAGAAGGGACGTGTCTAATGGCTAAGGCTAGAAGCACTATTGAACTTGTCGTGTGGTTCAACGACGAGCATGAAGAGGACGGCGTAGCCGTTGCAGAGATAGAGGATTGGGCGTGGGACAAGGTTCTTTGTGAGAACTTTCCTGGCGTTCAGTTCGTAAGCGTAATCAAATCAGAAAGGACTTTATAATGAAGTCGGAAAGCATTAACGAGTTAGCAGCCGCCTTAGTCAAGGCTCAGGCTGAGTTCGGTGCAGTGCCCAAGGGTTCGGTCAATCCGTTCTTTAAGAGCACCTACGCCGCACTACCAGATGTGGTGGCTCACGCTACCCCGATCCTTGCCAAGCACGGTCTGGCTATCAGCCAGTTCATTGACGGCGAGTTCGTGGTCGAGGGCCTCACCACCTACCTGCTTCACACTTCGGGGCAGTTTATTTCCCACACCATGAAGCTCCACTTGGTCAAGGACGACCCACAGGCACAGGGTTCGGCGGTCACTTACGCCCGACGCTACGCCTACATGGCTGCCCTTGGACTGGTGGCAGACACCGATGATGACGGCAACGCTGCCAGTCAGCCACGCCAGCAGGCACCGGCTCGCCCAGCACAGTCAGCACCCAAGCCCATTGGCAACATCACCAGCGACAACGCAGACATTCAGGAGATTATCGAGGCCGCCAAGTTGGCACCTACCGATGAGTTCTTGAACAGCCTGGCTGAGCAGTACGCCCAGCGTGGTCAGTTGTCGGACAAGCAGATTGCCGCTGGTAAGAAGAAGGCTTACGGAGTCCTGAAGAACAACCAGGTCAAGTCAGCCAAGGACATCATCACCTCAGTATTCGAGAACGCTACCGAAGAGGAACCGTTCTAATGACCAGAGAAGAGAAAGAGATTGCCGAGCGCAATCTACACCGAGGAAGCCACTCAGAGATTGGCCTTGCAGAAGTATCCGAGTCAGAGGAATACAGGGAGTTTATGACCAATGCAGAATTACTTAAAGCAGTTAAAGAGTTTGGCGAACGCATGGACTCAATCACGGCGGTACTCCGGCGTTTTAACGAGGACATTAGCCGCCACATTGGTGCTGTTGCTGAGCCAGATAATTCCAGCTCACTCCGCAGTTATAGCGAAGCCTTCGACAGAGCCTTTAACGGTAAGCCTGACTTCTCAGGACTCACGATCCGTCGAAATAAGTAGCGCAGTAGTCCTAGCCCCTGACGTAATTGCCGCTTGGAACAAGGTCGCCTGGTGTGAAACCCACGGCAACTGGCAACACCAAGGGTACATGTACGAAGGTGGGCTAGGAATACTTCGGTGGAACTGGGCTCACTACGGTGGCTACAAGTACGCACCCCACGCTTGGCTGGCTACCCCAGTTGAGCAGATAGCAGTAGCACTAAAGATTCAACACGGATTACCAACACCAGACCAGCACGGCTGTGCCAACTGGTAAGAAAGGGAAACATGGAACTAGATTTTGACCAATGGCTAGAGATAGGTAATGACGGTTGATTACTACAAGGTTCTATGCCGCATGGTGGACAAAGGGCTAACCACCGTAGAAGAAGTACGCATGGTGGTCAAAGAGATTAAGGCTGAGACTCAGACCGAGAACTCCGATGAAGCCGAGCGACTCTGCAACCTGCTGAACCAAGCCATTATCAACAACGGCTGGATACCCTTTCACCTGACTGACGCCATGATCGCTGAGATGGACAGCCTGCTCAGTGAGGGGCGTGAACCTGCCCTAATTGAGAAAGTCATTGACTGGGCTATCAAGGACGACTTCTGGAGCATGAACGTACTCAACCCAGCCAAGCTCCGCAAGCACTTTCAGACCCTCGTAGCCAAGGCTGAGAAGGCTTCTAAGGCGTTAGAAGAAGCCGCCCAGCGTAGAGCAGCGTCATTTGATTTCAGCGAGTTAGAGAGGCGTAGAGCCGAAGCAGTGCCCAAGCCTGCCCACCTAGACCTTAAGGCCGCCTTACGTTCGGAGAACCAGGGCGACGTTGAGGTAGAATAGAGTTCCCATGGACGACATAGACTTCACTAACGGCGTCACCCTCACCCCAGAGGAAGTGCTCGCATGCTCACTAGAAAACCCTGAATACTGCGAGGCTTGCCAATGATTTTGGTCTTGTTATTTATCCCACCGTTGGTCATCTTCGGTGCCGCTGCCTACTTACTGCTCAAGGTCGGTAAGAAGAAGTAGCCTCTGTTATGCTTTAAGCATGACAAATCCGCAGAAAATCAAGGGTTCAGCGTGGGAGCGAGCAGTCGCTGACTGGCTTTCCGAGAACGGCTTTCCTATGGCTGACCGACGCTACGGTGCTGGTCACACGCAGGACAAGGGCGACATCATTGGGGTCCCTAATTTTGCATTAGAGTGCAAAGATCACGCCAGCATTAACCTGGCTCAGTTCCTAGACGAAGCCATCATCGAGGCTGTCCACGCTAAGGCTCGGTTCGGTGCTGCGATTATCAAGCGACGCAGGAAACCAGTAGACCAGGCTTATGTGGTAATGTCTTTAGCGCAGTGGGCGGAGCTAATCCAGTCGTTAGCCCACTCGTAAGAGAAAGGCTCAAAATGAGCGTAGATACCACCGTTACCATTGTTGGTAACATTGTCCACGACCTTGAGTTGTCATTCCTAAGCGAAGGCAAGTCTAAGGTGACGTTTGCAGTAGCAGTAAACCGTGAGGTGAACGACCAGAAGTTCGTGTCGTACTTTGACTGCACTGCCTGGGGTAAGTTGGCTGAGAACGCCGCTAGTTCCTTCAAGAAGGGCGAGCGAGTAATCGTGTTCGGTCAGCTCCGTCAGAACTCCTTTGAGCGCAAGGACGGCACCAAGGGTTCAGCAATTGAGATCGTAGCCAGCGAGGTAGCGGCTTCAGTTCTTTGGGGCACCACCACCTTTACCAAAGCCTAATGCCGGACCTCGACCTCATCTCTCTCAAGACCGCTGTAGAAGCATGTATCTCGGCGGCTGAGAGGGAGAAAGACAATTCTCCTGAGCAACTTCAATACTTGACAGCCGGTAAGAAACTTGCTACCTTGATTGAAGAGTTCCTAGTGGCTCGGAAAAAGGAGAATGAAAATGGCAAAGAAAAGCCTGCAACAAAGCTTTACGGAGTTCCACGAAAGTAATCCAGCCGTATACCGTGCGCTCGAACGACTAGCCCTACAGATGTGGGA